GGGATACTGTATGGTATTCCATTGATTACCCTGATGGTGAAGACTTAAGTTCCGGGTATGGCTGGGCTTATTTAAACATTGACGAAAGAGGGAGAGCTTTACATGGTGGTGGATCGAACCTTGGATGGTACGGATCCCAAGAACCCTTTCAGGAACTCCTGCCTACCTTGGGGTGCTTCCGTCTTCACAATGTTGACATCTTTTGGCTCTGTCATCATTGGCAGGAGGCTGTAAGGAACAACATGGATCCTTGCATTCATGTGGTCTCCTAATTGGCACAGCCTACAAGCCCTTCAAAATCCTATAGGGGGTATAGTTATACCTACCCCCTATTTTAAATGTGATACAGACGAAAATAGACACCAAATTGAGGGTGTTTTGGAAGGAGGTTTTTTGAATTATGAAAGTGGAATTAGACCTGATAGATGAAATAGCCCAGCTAGAGGTAGAGGCTCTACTGGAAGGTCTGAAGGATCCTGAGATGAGACGAAACCCAGCCTTCCTGGAGAAGGTACGAAAGTTCCTCAATCAGAATAAACTTCAGACAACTCCTGAGACAGACGGAGTAGCTGAGATGCAAAAGATTACTGAGGAAATTCCTGAGTTTCCTAAGGTTGTGAATATCATCTAATGAAGTGGACGAAAGAACAGATAGACAGAGCCTATGAGGACTTCAGGGTCTTTGTCTTCATCGTATGGAGATCCATTGGTCTCCCTCCACCGACTCCGATACAGTACGACATAGCAGACACCCTTCAGAATCCTCCGAGTGACCGATATATCCTTGAAGGATTCCGAGGGGTTGCCAAAAGTTTCCTGACCTGTGCCTACTGTGTTTGGTCTTTGTGGAGGAATCCGCAGCTTAAAGTGGAGATCATTTCTGCTTCCAAAGACAGAGCGGATGCCAATGCCATCTTCGTTAAGAGGATTATCTTAGTTCTCCCCTTCTTAGAGCATTTGATTCCCGATGCATCCAAAGGGAACAGAGACACACAGAACTTATTCGATGTAGCTCCAGCTATCCCTGATATCTCTCCTTCAGTTAAATCCGTAGGTATCACAGGACAGATCACTGGTAGCCGTGCAGATCTTTTGATTGCAGACGATGTCGAAGTACCAAACAATTCTGCGACACAGATACAGCGAGACAAACTGTCTGAGGCTGTTAAGGAATTCGATGCAATTATTAAGCCGGGTGGACAAATCATTTACCTTGGGACTCCCCAGTGTGAAATGTCTTTGTACAACGAATTACAGAAAAGGGGATACCTTTGTCGTGTCTATCCTGTTGTCTATCCTCAGACACAAAAGGAAAGAGACGACTACGGAGACAATCTAGCTCCTTTCATAGCTGAAGCATTCGACAAGAATCCTGAAGGGTACGCTGGGTATCCTACGGATCCTACAAGGTTCAATGAAGAAGAAATAGAGAAGAGAAAGCTGTCTTATGGTAAAGCTGGGTTCTCTTTGCAGTTCCTTTTGAATACTTCCTTGTCTGATGCGGAGAAGTATCCTCTCAGGGTTTCAGACATGATTGTCTGTGACTTAGATCCTGAGGAGACATCACTGCAATGGTCGTGGGCTTCCGGGCAACAGCAGAGACTGGGGGATATCCCATGTGTTGCCTTAAAGGGAGACTACTTCTATGCTCCCCTGAATCGCTCCCCGGAAACTGCAGCCTACACTGGGACAGTCATGGCAATCGACCCATCAGGACGAGGGAAAGATGAGACAGCCTATGCAGTTATTAAGTTCCTTAATGGTTATGTATTCCTGATGGAAGTCGGAGGATACAGACAAGGATATACAGATGAGACCTTAAGGAATCTTGCGAATAAAGCTAAGTTTTGGAAAGTTAACAATATTGTTTGTGAAGGGAACTTTGGTGACGGAATGTTTGGGCAGTTGTTCAAACCAGTCCTGAATAAGATTCATCCATGTTCCTACGAAGAAGTAAAGAATAATACGCAGAAGGAATGTCGTATCATTGACACCTTAGAGCCTGTGCTAATGAGACACAAGATGATTGTTAATACCTCAGTTCTTGTGGATGACTATAAAGTCTATGAGAAAGACCAACAGTACAGTCTTATCTATCAGCTGACACGCATATGTCGTGATAGGGGTGCTTTAGGACATGATGACAGACTGGATGCTTTGACAATGGCAGTTGCCTATTGGCTGAATGTCTTAGACAGAGATTCTGATATTGGGATGCAGGAATTGTTGGAAGAAGACCTGGAAAAATGGTTAGATCCTGACAGGGGCATTGCGTACATAGAAGAACCTGAGAACCTGAGACCCCTGAAGAAGGCTGGAAGACAAGACTATCATGATTTGAATATGCTGAAAAAGTTTCTTTAATTGTGTGCCTAAAATGTCACGAAAAGATAAATAGGAACACAGGAGAGGGCTGGGCAATTGTCACACCTCCCGAAGGGAGGAGGGAAAAGGAGTATTTATAAGTTATTATAAGTATACATAAGGTATCTATAAGATAACCATAAGTTATTTATAGTTATACTAGTAGTAACTTAAGTACCTCTTAAGTACCCCTATAGTTAACCTCTAGTACCTTAAGTTTCTTCTCAAGGATACCTCAAGGTATCTTTGAGTTACTTTGAGTTTACTTTAAGCTTATTAGGAGTAGAGTAAAGGAATAATCTTCATAATAATCCTTATAAAAGAGATACCTCCTATCTTTTATAAGAGAGATAATTTTGATTATTATTTCCTTTACCCTACTCCTTTTTTTTCTTTTTATTTAAAGATTTAGGAGGAAAGACAAAAATGTTAAAGTACATTGTTCAATGGATGAAAGAAGAAGGATACAAAATCTTTATCCCTCTCTTAATCATCATAGTAATATTGATTATGATCATCCCTAGGGAAGGATGCAAAACGAAAGAGAATACTAAGAAAGTAACCTCTAGCTCTTCCTTAACCTCTCCTCAAGTATCCTCAAGTATCTCTGTAGTTCCCAAAGTAAAACCCAGTGATCCTGATCTGAAGGTAACGCAGAAGTACACAGCACAAATAAATAATAAGACAGTAGAGATTCCCTTAAGTAAACCTAAGGAAACCTTAAGTGCCGATGGACAGACTGTTGTCGTCTCCCAAAGTTTGGATGTGACAGCTGCAGTCAAACCCATTCTGCCCCGGTGGTCTGTCGGAGTCGGAATAGGGAAAGACAGAAATGAAACCTATATTCCATTCTCTATTACTCGCCACTATAAGCCCCTAAAGAGATCCCTCCAGTTTACCCTCAAGTATTCAATCGACAAGACGAAAATTACTGGTGGGGAAATACAACACCTATGGAATTTTTAACTTGCGAAGAATGTGCAGATATATTAAGATATAAGAATAGTAAGGAAAGAATCTATGTCTTGTTGAGGGCTGGAGTTTTAAAAGGGTTCAAAAGAGGCAAAATGTGGCTTGTCGACAAAAAGAGTTTTGAAAGATGGTGCAAACATCAGATGGGTATTCGGTAGGTTAACTTGAGGAGATTTGGAGTTAACCTATATCATAGTGACAGAGATAGTGACACAAAAACACAGATACCGCATGAATACTGACATGAGGGGTGATGTTAGGTGTTTAAGAGTAAAATAAAAATACTGTCTTTTCTGTCTTAGTAACCATCTTCTTTGTCGCACAAACACTGTATTTTCTGAGCCTTTTTCAAACTCCATGAAAACTCAACAAAAACTGTCCTTAGTGACAAAATAGTGACACTTCCCTTCGGTCGTGTCACTATTACTTTTTCTATGCTTCCACAAGGGGCTTCTTGCGTTCCTCTGAGTCCCTTAAGGCATGAGCATAGGTGTTATATGTAATTGCTACGGAACTATGCCCCAGTCTTTCGGTAACTATGGGAGTGGGGATGTTCTTGTCTATCATGATGCTGGCATTGGTGTGTCTGATGGAATGGAACTTCAACGGATGCTCCATGCCGATTCCTTTTTGGAACTTTTTGAATACCACCAGGTATGTCGGAGGATTGTAAGGTCTTCCTTCTTTGTTGACGAAGACATAATCTTCTGTCTTGTCTTCTCGTCCCTTCAGGACTTCCTTAAGGTAACTCATGGTATTTTCAGAGACCACAATTTCCCTGTATCCTGCAGCCGTCTTCGGTGGATTGTCTATCAGCTTCCCCCTGACGATCGTAAGGTTACTTTGGACGGAGACGGAATTGTTGTCTGTATCAATGTTCTTTATCCGTAATCCTGCAATCTCTCCTTCACGCATCCCTGTCTCATAAGCCAAAAGGTAGACTGCAAGAAATCTTGTTTTTAAGAAGTTTTTGTCTTTGGGATCCCATTGTTCTCTCATAGCTTCCTTGAGTCTCTCATGTTCGTCCTGAGAGATGGTGAGGAGCTTCTGATGTTTCATCTTCTTCTGTCTTTTTAAAACGACATCAGCACAGGGGTTCTTGGTGATCATCTTCTTCTGTCTATACAGCCAATCGAAGAAGTTATCAAGGATATTGAATTTAATCTTTATAGAGGATTCTTTGTTGCCTTCTTGTCTCCATGTGTTGATGACTGTCTGCTGCAGGAACTCTGCGGTGATCTTCTGTACTGGCATATACTCAAAGAAATCTTGGGATGCCTTAAGTAAATGCTGTTCCAGTCTGTATAGGGAACTGGGCAGGAGACCTTCGGAGGACTTAAAGGCAACATAAGGTTCTATAAGGGTGCTGAAGTAGGAGGCTGTTGTCTCTTCCTTTATTGTCTCATTTTCTTTTTGTCTTTGGAACTCCTGTAGTTTACTTGTGGCTTCCTTTTGTGTAGCTACTACGGCTGTCAACCATTGTCTTTTTCCTAGGGGGCTAGGGGAGATCTCAAGTCTTACCCTGTATTTGCCTGATGGCATCTTGGTGATACTGCCTTCGCCCTTCATTCTGCGTTGTCTTTGTCTCATGCTTGTGTCCTCCTTGTGGTGACTTTGAGATGACTTAAGGATACCCAAAGTGATTTTTGTTGCAAAATTGTGAAGTGGTATTATTAAAATTTCGATTCGGTTCTGCCCCCGGGTGGGGGCTGCCTGTGCGGATCCGGGGCTGCCTGTTGGTATCCCTGGGATCATAATAATGGTATCACATACAAGGCAAGTCGTCAAGCTATTTTGTTGTGAAATACATCAAGCTAGTAATAATCAGTATTTGAAATAGCTTGTGTCACTATGTTGTCACTATTGGAATCTTTTTATCTTGTTTTTTCAATTCCTAGTAAACCAGTAGGAATACAGGAGTATGACACAAGGCTGCTGCAGGATCCCAAGGAAAGCTAAAGAAAACATATGAACGCTTGCTCATATGTTTCAAAAACACTTTGCCTTGTATATTTTTCGTATAAATTTATCTGTGTTATACTAAATACTGCATAAATATACATAAATTATGCATAATTATACAATATTAATAATGATCCTTATGTTGCCTTGTGGTCTCCTTATGTTGCCTTGTGTTGCCTTGTGGTTTACTTGTGGTCTCCTTGTGTTTTCTAATTGGAACAGATACAGAGGGACAACAAAATGATTTACTTAAGTATTCTTAAGTTAACTTAAGTTTAGGTTATGTATGTAAAAAAACTAAAATAATAATAGATAAATGTAAATAAAGACAAAAATCTATTTTAATTATTGTTAATGTCTATAAACTTTTACAAATAATTGTAATACCAGGTAAAGTAAGACAATGATTTTTGGTAATGCTTTTATATATTCCTTATTTCTAAGATTATTAATTAAAGAATAAAATAATTTTATTATCAGGAATGCAGCGACAATAAAAAATAAAAAACCTAGGACAGCCATAATAAAAATACCTCCTAAGATTATTATATAAATGTAAATAACCTAAGACAATAACCTTTTACTGTCTTAGGTTATTTTTTTTTTCTATTTTTATTATCTTTTATTCCTGATCCTTTTTGTTGCTGTCTTTATAAATCAGATTAGTAAGATCAATATTAATGCTTTTTTCCTCATTAACTATATGGATCGAATAACCACAAAATTTTGCGATCTTTATAAATCTTATAAGGGCTGAAAAGCTCCCATTTAAATATTGGGTGTAGGCGGATCCTGATACATTTAAATATTTTGCAATATCGGAGCTAGTCTTCCCAGCTGACTGCTGGATCATCTGAATTATAAACCTAATTTCTTCCATTATAAAATACCTCCCATTTATTAATTTATTTTTCTTTGTCTAGTTTATTATATCATGTCTTTTTATTCTTGTCAAAATAACCATTAAGAAAAATCTTAAGAAAAAATAAAAAAATCTTAAAATTTTTAAGAAAAACACTTGACAAAATAAAAAACCTGATTTAGAATAAGCTTAGAAAACTTAAGAAAAATCTTAAGCAGCAAAAGACAATACTAAAAATCAGGAGGAAAAAATCATGGCAAACTTAAATGAAATCAAAATTAAATTCGTAGCAAGTTCAGGTAACAAAAAGACTGGTAATATTTCCCAAACTTACACCAGCTGCAACAGCTGCCCTAATCGCTGCCCATTCAAGAACGCTGGCTGCTATGCGAAACAAGGTCCGGTATCCTGGCAGTGGAAAAAAGTAGAAAAGACTGGCTGCAGCCCGGAAGAATTAAAAGATGTAGTTAAAAACAGCAAAAAAGTATCGGAAGTAATTCGTCACAATGTCGCTGGCGATATCGCAATACCTGGTACTGACGATATAAACGAAAGCTTATTAAATGAACTTTGTGACGCATACAAGGATCATAAGGCATATAGCTACACACACTGTGAAGTAAACGAAAGAAATTTAAAGCTTGTAAAGGCTGCAGCTGATAAAGGCTTTGTGATCAATTTCTCAACAGAAGACATTGAAACAGCTAAAAAGGTTTTAAAGGCTGGCTGTAATGCAGTAATAGCTTGCAACACAATCAGTAATAGAGTAGTTAAGAAAAATGATCTTACTATTGTACAGTGTCCAGCTACTATCGACCCGGAAAAACATTGTGCAACATGTGGGTTATGCTGGCAAAAGGATCGTAAAGTCGTTGTTGCTTTTCCAGTACATGGTAACGGAAAGAAAAAAGCAAAAGAGGCTGGTTTTCTGTCTGACTTATAAAAACTTGTGCAGCCCCTGGGATCGTCTCCGGGGCTGCCTTATGGATCTTTAAAGTTAAGCTCTAAGGATCCATAAGGCAGTAAACAAATAAAAATCAGGAGGTAACAAAAATGATCACTATTGAAAAGCTTGAAAAGGAAGTCAAAAAGATAGCTCCTAAAAAATCCGCATGGGATAAAGGAGTATTGCAGTATGTCTCTGATTTACTGGAAGATCTGAAAGAAGACGAAAGTATTTACGAAACAGATCTGACTGACGTAAGCTTATTGGACAGGCTGCTTTTAAATGGTGCTAGAGACTGGAAACAATACAGCTATTCAGGCTGCAGCCTATGTTACGGAAAAGCTATCGCAAAGAGAATGTGTACTCCTACGGAATATATACAGTTTAAAGGAGGATCAGAAGCTCCGAACATGTACGAAACATGGTACGACATTCAGGCTAGAGCCTTATATCAGGCAGCAGCCCTAATCCATGCAGCCGTACATTTTATAGCTATGAGGGAGGGAAACTAATCATGATAAAAGTTTATAAAGAATATAAAAACATGTCTAGGGATCGTAAGAAATGGTTTAAAAGAGC